TTGTAAATTATTCTTATGATGTGATACTGCCTTACTTTAAAACACAAATTAAGTTATGAAAAAAGAAGTTATAGAAAACCTAATAGAAATTGCAGACCGAATGCCACCAGGTGATAGATGGAAAGTGAAGGGGGTTGAAGCAATTCAACCCGCCTTAACTGATGCTTTAGAAGCATATTATCAAGTGGCAAATAATAAACCTATTGCTTTTCGTTTAGATTTGGCTCAAGGAAAACTTTATGCTATCTTTACAGATGAAATAGAAATTAAAGAACCTGAACCTAAAAAATATTCAATATATGGTGACTACCAACTCTAAACAACATACCCTATGGGTTGAAAAGTATCGTTCTCAAGATCTCTCTACATATGTAGGAAACGAACAAATTAAGGGTACTATTTCTAAGTACCTAGAACAAAATGATATTCAAAATTTTATTTTTTACGGCACAGCCGGTACTGGTAAAACTACTCTTGCTAAACTTATTGTTAATAATCTTAATTGCGATTATCTCTATATTAATGCTTCCGATGAACGTGGTATTGATACTATTAGGGATAAGGTCCAGGGTTTCTCGTCTGTGGCATCTTTTAAGCCACTCAAAGTTGTCATCTTGGATGAGGCTGATTTCCTTACTATACAGGCTCAGGCGTCGTTAAGAAACATTATTGAGACATTTTCAAGAACAACTCGATTTATTTTAACTTGTAATTATATTGAGCGTATTATTGATCCGCTTCAGTCTCGTTGTCAAGTTTTAAAAATTGTTCCTCCATCCAAATCAGAAGTAGCTTCTCATATTAATGATATTCTTAAACAAGAAGAAGTTGAAATTGGTTTAGATGATTTAAAATTAGTAGTTAATCAATTTTATCCTGACATTCGTAAAATGTTAAATACATTACAAATGAGTGTTAATAATGGTGAAATATCCATTGATAAAGACATATTAGTGTCTAGTAACTACAAAAATAAAGTCCTCATGGAATTATGTAAACCAAGTTCTAAGTCGTTTAATAACATTAGACAAATTATAGCTGACTCTGGAGTTAATGATTATGAGGACTTATTTAGATTTCTATTTGATAATATAGATAAATATGCTTCTACTAATGCTGGTGAAGTAATTATTTATATTGAAGAGTATCAATATCATTCTAATTTTAGAATTGATAAAGAGATAAATGTAATGGCTTTAATTTCTCGAATATTAGCTGTTATTGAAAAAAGAGTATTATGAGACAATTCCTAAAGTTCCTATTAATTTGGATTAGTCAAAACTTAGCAATACCTTTCTGGATGGTAGGTCATGTTCATTTAATGACAACAATTTATCAAGATATACATGAAATTATTATGAGTATGGGTATGAACATTATAGTATTAATAGGATTTATTTTAGATTATAAACAACAAAAACAAAATGAAAAATCAACAACAAATGAACATCAACATTGATTTGTCTAAGACAACATCAGTAGAGACTTTAACTGGTAAAAAAGTTTGGAGTCAAGGAATTATTATTCGTAAAGTATCTAAATTTATAGTAGGAGCTGAAGAAGATGCTTTAGTACCTATCCCAGTATTTTATGATGCTGAAACAGGAGAAATTTTGACTGAAACTTTACCTAAAGAATTAAGGGAAGAATATTCAAATGACAATCTTTGATTGGTTAAAACAAATCACAACAGATAAAAAACCTTGGTCATCTTTTACAGAAGGTCAGCGAGAATCATTTAATTCCTACATGGTTCATAGATTTGTAAGTATGTATGAGGGATACACTGAGGTTGCAAATTACGGCCAAAGAATCCCTTATCCTGAAAAAGAGAAAACTTATAAATATTACTGTACTATGTTGCCTAAAAAGAATGTGTTCCTAAAGTATGTTAAGTCATCTAAGAAGAGACCTAATATTGATTTATTAAAATACATAGCTGATTACTATGTTGTTTCACTTGGAGAAGCTGAAGATTATATTTATCTTCTAAAACGAGAAGGAATAGAACATGTTCTTGAAAAATCAGGAGTTAATGAAAAAGAAATTAAAAAGTTATTAAAAGAAATAAAATGAGAGGAAAAATTATTGACGCTGTAAAATCACATGCTCAAGGTCATGTTGACAAACATTTAGCTAACATTGAAGTCTATCTTTCTAACCCAGTTGGGGTAGGAGAACATCCAGACATTATTGAAGCTATTGAAATGGAATTAGAACAAGTAGCTAAATATCAAGATCAATTAGATATTATTAATAAGTATTTTCCAAGATAAGTTATGACAAAAAATAGTGATATTTATGGAGTCACACATAGTGATTCATTAATTGAAGCTTTAGAGAAATCTAAACGACAATATGAAGAAGCAACTTTTACTCCTGACTCTATTGTCCAGTCTGTTATGAATAAATTTCATACTAGAGCTGAAATGGGTTATAAAAAATACAACAATACTTTAGATAGAAATGATTTCACAGTATTAGAATGGATTGAGAATGCTCAAGAAGAACTAATGGATGGAATTTTATATCTTGAGAAGTTGAAAAAAACACTAGGTGGGTAAAAAGAAAAAAATACCAGCTATTGTAAAACAAATCAAACAGCATACTCTTAAAGAAATCAATTACGCTTTTGAAAAGTCGATTTCTTATAGTCAGTTGTCAATGTTTAATGCTTGTCCACATAAATGGAGTCTTCAATATAAAGACGGCTATTATGTTTCTGAATCGTCTATCCATATGACTTTTGGAACTGCGTTACATGAAGCATTACAGCATTATATAACAACTATATATGAGGTTAGTGGGGCTGAAGCTGACCGTATCAACATAGAAGAGTATTTTGAAGACCGTTTTAGAGAAGTTTATTTAAAAGACTATAAGTCTAATAAAAATGTTCATTTCTCTAACTCATTTGAAATGAGGGAATTTTTTGAAGATGGTTTAGCTATTATAAACTATATTAAGAAAAACAGAGGTGGTTATTTTGGTAAACGAGGCTGGTATTTAGTAGGATGTGAAATTCCCATATCATTAAATCCTCATTCAGAATATAAAAATGTATTTTATAGAGGATATCTTGATGTAGTATTATATCATGAACCAACTAATAAATTTAAAATTTTAGATATTAAAACATCTACTAAAGGTTGGGATGATTATGCTAAGAAAGATGAGATCAAACAAATGCAATTAATTTTATATAAAAAGTTTTTTGCTCAACAGTTTGGTGTTTCTGAAGATAATATTGATATTGAATTTTTTATTGTCAAAAGAAAAGTATGGGAAGATTCACCTTACCCTATATCTAGAGTACAAAAATTTAAACCAGCAAGTGGTAAAGTAAAGATTAATAAAGCAACTAATACAATTAAAGGATTTATAGAGGAAGTATTTAACAATAATGGTTCTTATAAAAATAAACAATATGAACCAAATGCTAGTGATTGGAATTGTAGATTTTGTCCTTTTAAAGATCGCAAAGAATTATGCAATAAAGGCGTGTCTTAGATGAATCCGCATATATTTATATATAATAAATAAATAAAAGCTATGAGTAAAAAAGATATGACATTAACCTCTGTAAAAGTACAGAGTGAGTTATTTGACAATTTCAAGATTGCATGTGTTAAGTACAAATTTTCTTTACAAAAACTTGCAGACCGCACTATTCATTTGTATCTTACAGATGAAGATTTTAGAAAAAAAGTACACTCACACAACAATTTAGAAATTAAAGATTAAAAATGGAATCACGTTTTGAATATCTTCCTCCTGAGAAGAGGAAGAAAATTGTTTTTATCTCTGATGATTTAAGAGTTCACTCAGGAATTGCTACTGTAGCAAGAGAAATTGTAATTCACACAGCCCATCATTTTAATTGGGTAAGTGTAGGAGGAGCTGTTAAACATAATGAGGAAGGTAAAAGATTAGATTTATCTCAATCAACTAATGAAGTAAATGGTTTAAAAGATTCATCAGTTATAATGTATCCTGTTAGTGGATATGGTAATCCTGATTTTTTAAGACAATTAATTGAATTTGAGAAACCAGATGCTATAATGATGATTACTGATCCTCGTTATTATATTTGGTTGTTCCAAATGGAAAATGAAATTAGAAGAAAAATTCCTATTGTTTATTTAAACATTTGGGATGATTATCCTGCTCCACTTTATAATAAACCATATTATGAAGCTTGTGATTTATTAATGGGTATTTCAAAACAAACAGTAAACATTAATAGACTTGTATTAGGTGATAAAGCTGATAAAAAACTTCTTAAATATATTCCTCATGGATTAAATCATAATGTGTTTAAACCTTTAGATAAAAAAGATCCTAAACTATTAGAGTTTAAAAACAAATTATTTAAAGGTAAAGAATATGATTTTGCTTTATTGTTTAATTCTAGAAACATTAGGCGTAAACAAATTCCTGATACTATTTTGGCTTATAGGTATTTCATTGATAACTTACCTAAAGAACAAGCTAAAAAATGCTGTTTGATTTTACATACTGAAAGATCATTAGAGCATGGTACTGATTTAGAAGCAGTAATTGAATTACTTTTAAATGAAGATCATTATAATGTAGAATTTACAGATGCTAAATTCAACCCAGAACAAATGAATTACTTATATAATAGTACAGATGCTCAAATATTATTAACTTCAAATGAAGGATGGGGTTTGAGTATTACTGAAGCTATTTTAGCTGGTAATTTAATTATTGCTAATGTAACTGGTGGTATGCAAGATCAAATGAGATTTGAAGATGAGGAGGGTAATTGGTTTACTCCAAGTGCTGATGTACCATCAAATCATACTGGAAAATATAAAAAACATGGTGAGTGGGCATTTCCAGTTTATCCAACCTCAAGAACATTAGTTGGTTCACCTCCAACACCTTATATTTGGGACGACACTTGTAGACCAGAAGATGCTGCTGAACAAATTATGAATGTTTATTCTTTAACTAAAGAAGAAAGACAATCAAAAGGTTTTAAAGGTAGAGAATGGGCCTTAAGTGATGAAGCAGGTTTTACCTCTTATCATCAAGCTGAAAGAGTGATGGACTCTATAAATGAATTATTTAACACTTGGGAACCAAGAGAAAAATATGAATTAATAAATGTAAATACTTATCCTGATAGAGTTATAAATCATAAATTATTATATTAATGAAACCGTTATTTGTAATAAGTTCTCCTTTTGACACCTATAGTGGCTATGGTGCTAGAGCAAGAGATTTAATTAAAGCCATTATTGAAACAGATAAATACGAGGTAAGGTTAATGTCTCAACGTTGGGGCAATACACCGTTTGGATTCTGCAAAGACAACCCAGAATGGGAATTTCTTTTAGAAAAAACACTACTAGGTAATCAATTAACTAGACAACCTGATATTTGGGCTCAAGTAACTGTACCTAATGAATTTCAAAGGGTAGGCAAATTTAATATTGGTTTTACAGCTGGTATTGAAACAACTGTTTGTGCTGGAGAATGGATTGATGGATGTAATAGAATGGATTTAAATATTGTTTCTTCAGAACATTCTAAAAAAGTTTTTCAAAACTCTAAATTTGAAAAAAGAAATAAACAAACTAATGCTTTAGAAGGTGAGATTGAATTGTCTAAACCAATGGAAGTATTGTTTGAAGGAGCAGATTTAGACATTTACAAACATCTTAGTTATGGTACTTATGAAGATAATTTATCTGAGTTAAGAAACATTAAAGAAAAATTCGCTTACTTATTTGTAGGTCATTGGATTCAAGGTGACTTAGGAGAGGATAGAAAAAATGTAGGTTTGTTAGTTAAAGCATTTTTTGAAGTATTCAAAAACAAAATCAATAGACCAGCATTAATCTTAAAAACATCCCAAGTTGGTTCTTCATATCTTGATAGAGAAGAAATAATTAAAAAAATTAAAAAAATAGCTAAAACAGTAAATTCTAAAAATTTACCTAATGTTTATGTTTTGAATGGAGAATTGAGTGATGAAGAAATGAATGAACTTTATAATCATCCTAAAGTAAAAGCTATGGTTAGTTTAACTAAGGGTGAAGGTTTTGGTCGTCCATTACTTGAATTTACTTTAAGTAAAAAACCATTACTAACTACAGGATGGTCTGGTCATATGGATTTTCTTGATCCTAAATTTGTTACTTTAGTTAAAGGACAATTAACTAATGTTCATCCAAGTGCAGCTAATCAATTCTTATTATCTGACTCTCAATGGTTTAGTCCTGATCATACTGAAGTAGGATTTTACCTAAAAGATATTTTTGATAACTATAAAAAATATACTGAAGGAGCTAAAAAACAAGCTGAAAAAACTAAAAATGAATTTAGTTGGGATAAGATGAAAGATAAAATAGATCAAATTTTAACTAATCATCTTCCTGAATTTCCAAAAGAAATAAAATTAGAAATACCTAAATTAAATAAAATTCAATTACCTAAATTAGAAAAAATAGATGGATAATTTAATAACATGCGACCGTTGCCAATCAGATGCTTGTTATGTATCTGAAGTAAATGCAGACATTAAAACTTACTTTTGCTATGGATGTGGCTTTCAAACTAACTCTTTAATGATGGAAGGAGAAGAATTTTTAGAACAACAAAAAGAAACTCTACCAGAACTTTATAAAGATTTATTTAGTAAAGATGAAAAAGGAAAAATTTGGATGCCATCAGCAGTAAATATTCCTAA